AAATTAAGGTACCCGTCAGCCATATCCTCACCCTTTCATAAGGCTTCGGGTACGCTCAGGTACGCTGTGAAGCTAATTCACATATATGTTTACTGTTTTGCACTTTCGGCAGACTATCTCTATCCTGCCGCTGAAATCTCCCTCGAAAAGGATCCTTGCGCAGTGCTTACAGCAGTATTTTCTTTTCATTCTCCGAGCAGCTCCTTCAGAAAGTCATTTGTCTCGTCGATCTCCCTCTGCTCTTTTTCAGATCTGATGACAATGAGCTCCTTGTTATTGCGCAAAAACTCCTCCTCCGCCTTTGTGAGCTTTTTGTGTCTGGCTTTCTTGCCACGCAGGCTCAGAACGAAGCTCAAAAGTCCGTCTCCGTTCTCTCCGAAAGCTCCGAGGAACGTAAACCAGTGCAGATAGTCAAGACCTCGCACATCTATCACTCCGAGTGTCTTGCTCACAGCAGGATAGATCATGTGCCCGTCTTTCTTCCAGTCGATCACCCTGACCTCGGAACGTTTTGACTTTGGTATATCTCCGCCGCCTACGAACCAGTAGGCTTTTTTCAGTGCCTCCTCCAGGCCCTCGCCCTTTCGGGGCAGCCTTTCCCAGTCATAAAAAAGGCACCTGAGAGTGACGACAGCCTTTTCCTTGTCGGAGAGGTCATCGTCATCAAGTGCCTGACATATTACAAGTATATCACGGAAGTCGCTGCGAATATCAAAGCGCTCGCCGCAGACCGTCAGAGAGGTCGGCAGCTCAGCTATGCTCATGCTCTAAAAGAGAGCGAAGAAAGCTCTCCTGTTCGGGTGTGAGCTCGGGCTTGCTGCTCAGCACAGGCCTTGCAGAGACCTGCCCTGCATAAAGCTCGGCCTTATCGTTTAGTCTTATCTTTGCAGCTCCGAGAACCGACTCGGCATCTTTTTTGTACTGCGGCAGGAATGCTTCGAGAAAAGCTTCAAAAAGCATTTTTCCGCCCTCTACGGGAGAGAGCAGATTTACATCCCCGAAGGCAGCAGTGCAGATGTCGGTGCCGAAGGTGTAATTCAACTGCTCTCTTACCTGCCGATCGAGCTCGGCAAGCCCCTCGGGAGTACGGGGCACATTTTTCAGATCCTCGATCTTTTCTGTCGCTTCTTCGTATCTCTTCATAGTGTTCACATCAGCGACATTCACTCTGATAACACGGTTCTCGTCACCGTTTATGATGTACTCCTTTTCGTTGGTAGCAAAACTGATATTCACAGCCATTTCTCATACCTCCTTATTCAGCAGGTGTAAAGGTCGGCACTCTTCCCGAGAGAGCCGCTGTGCCCTGCTTTCTGTTTCCGCAAAATCCCACATTATACGGGATTCTGACACCGCCCTGTGCTCCGCCGTAGGACTGAGGCTTTATCATGCAGTCCTCGCGCCATGCGTCAAAAGGTCCTGTCGTTTTGTCGATGAGCACTTCAAGGCACTTCGTCATGCAGTCAGCGCCTGTGAGCCTGTTCATAGCTATGTTCTTGATCTTCGTGTAGAAATCCCCGTCCGAGGGATCTGCAAAGTAGGTATCTACATCTACCGAGGGCTCATAGCCATTGTCCTGAGTGCTGGTCTCGTCAAGAATGTTCTTGATAGTCTCAGTCTCGGGATTGAGCTCGATGCTCATATCCTCAACGTCTTTACCCACAAGGAACCAACTCGGAGTCTCTCCGCCGAAGCTTGTGTCAACGTAAAACAGATGAGCAGACCTTTTGAGCCTGCCTACAGTTGTGTTATCGGGCATAGTATTTTCCTCCTGTTCGTTTATAGTTTCGTTTTCGTTATCGGGCATAGTATTCCTCCTCAGAAAACTGTAACGTCATAGCGGACTATTATCTGCAGCTGATACTGCACACCGTCCGCAGGGTTTTCCTGATCGACTGCGATGAGCTGTCCGTTCTCAGTGGTGATCTCTGTGATCCTGCCGTCAAACAGCTCTCCGCCGATCTCATGCGTAAGTTCTGCACCGGTCTGCCATGTGAGCCACTGTGCAAGCTCCAGCAGGGTGCCGCTGTTGCCCAGCCTCTCATAGTCGTTGAGGGCTGAGAATGTCGAGTACAGCATGAAGCTGTGCTGCCTTATCTGGTTGCCGATGATATCCTCGGCCACAAGGCTGTCTCCCATCGAGGCGAGACCGTAGCTTGTCGGCTCGGGGTCGGCAAAGTCTACGTGTATCTCGTTGCAGACCTCGGAGATCTTCGGAAAGCCTTGCAGTATCTCTTTCATTTTTTCGATGACATTCACTAAGCCTTACCTCCCGTGATCTTGGCGGCCCCTCTCGGTATCCCCTTACCGTGAGTTGCTTTCATTACCTCAAACCAGAGGGCTCTGGCTGTCGCCTTGGTGTAGCTCAGGTCCTTGTCGGTGAGCACCTTTTTTTCACCCCGCCTTGCATAGGCAGAGCCCGTCACAGATGAGACCATAAGCTTGCCGTAGTACTGATACCTCGCCTTAGGGTCAAGGTAGACGATGTGTCCCGAGCCTATCTTTGTGCCGATAGTTGCAGAACGTATCATCGTTCTTGACCGCTCAGGAGTGTATTTCGCCATTTGTCTTATACACTCGCTGTCGATGAATGCCTGAGCCCTGTTCAGGTCGGCTGTCCTCTTTGATGAGAACGAGCTGCTCCAGACAAGTGAAGCTCCGACATTTTTGCCCTTTATGAGCATACCGTCCGGCTGTTTTATCTTTGCCATGCTGTCACCTCGCAGTTATCTCAACGTGCGGCAGACCGCCGTAGCGTGCATCTGAGACATTTTTCACAACGGCAAAGTCGGGGTGAGCTGCTCTCAGAGCCTTCATGCTCTCGGACTGTGCCTGCTGTGTGCTGCCGTCATAGGTATCCGCAAGTGCTCCCCTGATGATGATATCACCGTCCTTCGGGATATAGGTGCTCTCATAGATGTACACGATAACGCTGTCCGAGATCTGCACTCCGCCCCTGTTCAGGGTCATGCCTCTGGAGTCGTTCCAGTAAACATCGTTTATAACGTGCCGTTCAAGGCTCTTGCTCTCGTATACTGTGCAGTCTGCATTGATAAGCATTACCTCACCCCCGAATAAAGCAGTCCTGTGCCCGAGAGCCACTTGCGGATAATATCTCGCTGAGTCCTCCGTGAGGCCTCTCTGCGGCTCTCTGAGCTTTCATAGGACTGTGACCAGCCTGTTACGCTCTCGCTTGCTATGCCGTCTTTCTTCGCCGCCTCGGAGCGCTCTGCCTTAAAGCCCGCTTCGGCAAGCTCACAGCAGCAGAGCCTTACCTCCTCGGGAACATTATCGGGTCCGATATTGCCGAAGGTGTACTCGTCTATCACCCTTGAGGCTTCACGGGCATAGAAAGTGAAATCTGCCTCTGTGACAGTCTCAGACCGCCCTGCGAGGTATTCGTCAGTGTAGAAATTGTAGTCTGCGTAGACTGTCATTTGTGCTCACTCCTCAGGTAGTGGACTTGTGCAGATAGATACCTGCGACCTTGTTCTCGTAAACATCAGCTATGCCGACATTACGGTAGCCGAACTTCCATGCGTCAGCGTCCTGGTTCTGTTCAGGAGTGATGACCTTCGGAGCGATATGCTTCTGGTACTGTATGACGGCAGCCTTGTGGATAAGCATGAAATTGATGTTCTTAGCGTTTGCTCCCTTAGTATAGCCGCCTGCGGTCTGACCCTCTGATGTACCGTCATTCTGAGTGATAGCGGTATACATTCTGCTCTGAGGCGTCTCGACAACGTTCAGACCTTCGAGCACCTTCTTCGACTTTGTGGTGTCAAGATCATCTACAAGACCCTTGAGTGTAGGTGTGATGAACAGATACCTCTGATCTGCAGGGACCTCGTCTTCGTTGAACTTGTTCACCGCTGCCCTGATCGCAGATACTACTGCGTCACCTGTGGAGAGTGCCGCACCTGCGACAGTCGAGATACCGCTGATACCTGCGTATGTTGCAATACGGAAGGCATCAAGCTCGGGAACTACCTTAGTTCTGATGAACTCGCTTGCAAGTCTGCCGTATGCAAGGCCTGCTGTCTCGGCATTGTCAAGATTATCGATCGTGAACATTCTGCCTCTGTCAAAGTTGCAGGTCACGGTCTCGTTCGTCATGGTGACGTCACCGCCCACATAGCCGCTGTTGCGGGAGTAGTTAGCAAGACCGTCCATGCTGATCTTCGGGATGATGAGCTCATTTGCGTTTGCTCCCTGCTTTGCAAGCTCAGGCGCTCCGTCAAGAACGGAGGTGAGCGCTGCTGCCTTGTAGACCTCATCGAGCAGGGTGACATACTGTGCGAATAATGCGATTGCGTTTGCCATTCAGATTCCTTCTTTCTTATTTTTTCTCTGCGGGCAGACCCATAGCAGCTCTCATAGCTGAGAGATCGGGTGCGCTGCCCGGCTTGGTTGACTGTGCGTTCGGATTTGTGTTCGTAACGGGGTTCAGAACGGGCTCACCCGAGCCGAACAGGTAGCTGTCACTCTTGCCGAGTGCTTCCAGTGCGGACTTTATATCGTCTGCTTGGTTCTTCGAGCCTTTGAGCTTCTCGATGTCGAGCAGAGCCCTGACCGCCTTTGTATTTCTTGCTTTGCTGTTTCTGATAGCAGCATCAAGGGTCGAGTCAAATTCCATATCAGCGATCTTCTGCTGATACTCTGTGTCCTTTGCCTTGAGGTCAGAGGTCAGCTTCTCGATCTTGCCGTTCAGATCCTTGACGTCTACGCCCTCAAACTCTTTGAGAGCGTTCTGAGCAGTAGCAAGCTGGTCCTTGTAGCTGTCACGCTCGGTCTCGAGCTTTTTCTTTGCATTGCCGATATCGGCTGAGTTGATGTTGAGAAGCTGGTTGATCTGCTCCTCGGTAGCCCCTTCAAAAATTTTCGTTACGTCTTCACGCTTCATAATGATTCCTCGCTTTCAGTTTTTTATCACGGTACCTTTCCGCATTGCTTGATAGTTTCTCGTCATTCCGGACATAATAAAAGCGTTCTGCCTGGGACATATATGTCCTTGGCAAAACGCTGATATACTTATTCGGTTTCTCTCCCCGGGGAGAGTTAAAGCTCTATGCCTTCAAGTTCGGCTCTGAGCTCGAGCAGATGAAGATACTCACCCATAACGCTCTGCTGACGATGCATAAGGTCGCACCTGAGCGTTTCCTCACGTTCACGGGCTCTCTCCTCTGCCGTTCCTGTGCAGGGGCTTGTGTCAAGGTGCCTGAGTATCTCTTTGCTGTTATTGAACTTTTTAAGCTTCTCCCAGCGTTCCTTTAACTGAGCATATTCCTGCTGCATTCTTTCCTTGAATTCTTCCATTTTCACCATTTCCTTTCTGTTTTTGGGCATAAGAAAACCGCCTAACTGAGTTAAGCGGTTTAGTCGTGTTCAAATTTATAGCCGTTAGGGCAGGGTGCGTTTGCATCGATACCCGGTTTTGATTTCTCTTTCCACACCTCATAAGGTATGCCGTCCGGATACGCTTTGCAAAAGGCAACATCTTTTGGCTTGTTTTCACGGATTCT